TCACCAACTAATTTGTGACCAACGCCTCCAGTTAGATTACCTAAAATATCTTTATAAACGTAGTCCTTACTACCTTCTTCAGAGAGTACTAAATCTTGTACATCTTGGGGTATAGAATCAAAGAGAGTGTAGTCAGGGTTAAGCACACTTATTGCCCTCCTCTTGATGCTGCTAAGAAGTTATTAATCTCTCCTATCTGTTGTAAAGCTGCTAAAAAAGTTTTTCCTCCTTCTTGTTCAATATCAGCTTCGCTTAAATAAAAAGTACTAGGTTTACCATCTAATTTAGTTACATTAAATGTTTTCCCATCTTCAGACATTTTTAAATCAGGTAAATTCTTTAAAAATGCGTTTCTTTCTAGAGGGTTTTCAAAATTTACGAAAGGTATAAACTCTAAAAGAAAAGGTAATAAACTTTGTCTAGCTGCATCTTTTAGTTTTTCGTCTATAACGTCTGCATTTGCAGTTTTATACCCCTCTAGAGCAACAATAGTTTTTTGATTTGTCGCTAATCTTGAATCTGTTTTAGCTAACTCAATGAGCTGCTGAACTTTAGGATAAGCAGCAGTTAATCGAGCTTCTGCATCTGCATTACGTCCTGCTCTTGCTTCTCTCAGGTTTAAGTTATTAGTTCTTCTAAATTCTATTAAACCGCTTGGTGAAAGGAATTCTGAAATATCTTGAACATCTGAAATTATGCTATCAGCTAAATCAGTTTCTACTGGTGGAGGCTTAGTTTGTCTTTGGGTTACTGCACTAATAGGTATAAGTTGACCAGTGTTAAGAAAACCGGTTAGCACTTCTTTATTAAAAATAGCTTTACGTATGTCACTATCTTGATTCAGACCACTAACAATTTGAAAAATAGCTGCAAATTTTGCTAAATCAGAAGCTTGGTTTAAGTTTCTATTTTGAACTGCCCCTATATTAGCTTGTCTTTCTTTAATTAAATTGTTTTGAGTCTGGTAATTTTGTAATTGTTCATTTAATAATTGTTCTAACTCTGAACCAGTAGTTTTTGGATCATTTAAAGCGGCAATAACTTTAGGCACATCTACATTCTCCATGCCTCTTCTTAATAATTCTTCTTCTGCAACAGACACTGGACGTCCAACAATATCCTCTTTAGGATTATTTAACGCAAACTGATAGGGGTCAGCTAAATACTCTTCTAGTTTTGGTTTGTTAAATTTAAGTATATTTAACAACTCTTTATGGGCTACTCCTTTCTCACCGCTGTAGTATTTTTCTACTGCTGCTATATTTGCTTTTCTTTGATCAGTAGTAACTCCACTGCCACCGCCAGGACCACCTCCTCTAGTTGGCCCTAAAGTTTTTTGTCTAGCTACTTCTCTGTTAACTGCTCTATTTGAGGTTTCAGTTAGTCTTGCAAGGTTTTCTTTACTAATTCTTTCTGCCGCTTTTGTATACTTCTCTTGGCTTTCAATACTCAATGAATTAAATTCTTCAGGGCTCATATCAAAAACATTTCCTGGTGTTTGAATATAAGTTTGACGTTTATCAGGTTTTTCATCTCCAAATGGAGCTGAACGTACTCTTATGTCACCAATAAAATTATCTAGTTGAATTTCTAAAGGACTTCTATCTTTATCAAATCTAACATCCTGACCTACTGCTCTAGAAGAATAATCTGAAAGTAAATCTGAAGTGCCCTCGCCTCCTACAAAATCACCGGTGCGTCCTGCATCTAATTCATCTTTTATTGCTTTTAACTTGTCTAAACGACTAGTATTTTCATCTAATAAAATTTTATCAGTTTCATTTTCGGTGGTATTAATATTGTCGCTTCCTAATATATCAATAATAGCTTGACCTTGCGCATATCCGGGTCGAGTATTAAAGTAATTTTTGTAAGCAGCATTAAAACCTCGATCAGTTATTTTTCGTGGAGAAATTGGGTTACCTTGTCTATCAACTAATGTCTCTCTTAAAGCTGCATTAGATTCTTCTATTTCTTCTGGGCTCATATCTTCAAAATTAGCACCCGTTGCACTAGCATCTGCTGAGTAAAAAAATCTTTCTCCATCTTTGTCTCGCATAGTTCTTATACTAGGATTAGTTATACCAAACACACCAGACTCATCGTAACCAAGTTCAGAACCAAGAATATCTAAAAACTTACCTTTACCATAAAGTTTATAGGTAGTACCAACTCTATTATTCATTTCAGCAGCATTTTCAAGAAATTTATTGCCTGCTTCAGTTCCTTCATTTAACTTAGAAAGAAGAATTAAGTCTCCTGGAGCTATATATTGAGAGTCTGTTCGATCTTTTACTTTAGCTGTGTAGTCCTCTTTCCACTTATCAAAAGCAGCGGGGCTTGCAAAAGCACCATTAGTGTTACTAAAGTCTCGATTAACAAGGTCGTTTAAAGGGTCGTATGCTTCAGTTTGAATCCTTTGTATTGCTCCAGCATTATTAGCCTCATTTTGTTCAGCCTCCTCTTGTGTTATGCCAGCAGTATCTCTTTTATTAAAAGGGTCAAAAAAAGCAGAAAATCTTTCTCCAAAATTTTGCCTTCTAATTGTAGAGTCACCTCCACCATATAAATCGTCTATAGCCATATTATGGAAATCCTATCATCATACCAATCATAGCTGCTGTACCTAAAGCTTGTCCCGCTATTTGACGGCTTTGAGCTCGATACGAAGCTTTTGCTTGGGTAAATGCATTTTTTCGGTTTGTTTCATTTTGAGCTGCTGCTCCAAGACCCGTTAAAGAACTTCTGTTTACACCTTGGCCAATATTTATTAGCTCCGCTAAAGTTCTATTGTTCGCATCCATTTGAGCTAATCGAGCATTATTTAACCCGCCTGCTAAACTCAACTGTTCACCTCTTTGAGTGGCAGCTTGTCTTTGTTGTCGTACTGCTGCAGTTTCTTCTAAACCGAATCTTTGCCTATTACGTTCAGCAATACCCCTAGCAATTTCAGTTTGTTGCGCTACATCTTCAGGCACTGCATCAATTAAACTAGTGTCATCTCGCATAGCTAAAGTTTCCTCTTCAAAAGGTCTAAATTCATTTATATATCTACCGTATTGACGAATTGAGACATCTGAATAAGTTTTATCTGGGTTTACATTAGGTGCAAGCCCTAACTCTGCACGAGCGTCAGAAGACGCTTTTGCAGTTGCATACTTTCTTATATCGCTTGGAAAGCCGCCAGTTGGTCTACCCATAATTAACCTGGTGCCTCATTACTATTATCCGCATATAGATTTCTATTCATGTCCGCTAGTCTTAATCTGCCGTAGGTTCTACCTGCAGAAAGAACTGGTGCAGCAAGCATTCTTCTATTAGCCATTCTTACTTGTAAGTTAGCTTTAGCATCTGCAAGCCTTTGTGAACTGTCTAATCTTGAAGCTTGAGCTAAAGCACTACCAGCATCTGCCGCTTGTCCACGCGCAATACCTAAAACATTTAATCTCTCTTTGTCCTTTACATTTTTAGCTGTGACATTAGCAGACAGTATATTACCAACAGCCCCAGACGCTATATTTGCAGCTTGGTCAAAATTAGTTGAAATATTAGGGTTTAAAGTTCCAGGACCTGTTAAAGTTTGCATAGTATCTGCTTGAGCTCTACCACGTAATAATCTTGAAGCATCATCAGAACGCGACTTATCTCGCATCTCTACAAGTAAAGGATCATAAGTTTGTTCAAAATACTGTTGATCCGCTTGTGCTATAGCTGCTTGAGTTTTTTCTGTCTCACCTGGCTGATACTCTGCTTGTTTTGGACTTCCGCCACCCATATCACACTTCCTTTTTATAAACTGTTGTTACTGCTTTAAATCCATGCTTATTGGCCGCTCTAGTCCATCCAGGTCGGCTGGAATGAAATTCCATTCCGGTTATGCTAGTGTTTTGTACGAGTTGTTCTAAGAACTCAACACCAGCGTCTATTATATTATACTTAGGAGCGCTATATGCAACCCATAGGTATAATGTTTTTTCTCCGCCGGCAGTATTTAGTATTGAAACTACTATAAAGCCAGCATAATAATTTTTTTCGTATGCCATATACAATTCAGAACTACCGTTTCGTAAAGCTGCATACACATCAGCTGGAATCCAATCTGTGTAAGTTTTAGTCATTACACGTTTAAGATCTGCTTCTATGGTATTGTACGTAATCCTAATATCTTCAATAGGAATGTACTCAAAAACTGTATTTTTAATAGTCCAATTCTTTACCATATCGCCCATACCTCTTCCTGTGGCTTAGACCTGCTGTTTTATATTTAACTGTTCTTTTTACCCCGGTATCACCACCACGGCCTTTTAATTCTGCTAAACGTATTTGTTCATTAAACAAACCGAAATAATCTGCAGAAGCAGCGGGGTCAGTCCATTCTTTCTGCGGTATTCTTAATAATCTATACACCGTACCATAAAGAATAGCATCCCGGTAAGTATCACTAAACTCGGTGTCAATACTACTTGTAGTCCTGCTTGGTTTTAAAGCAACACTCATAATTAACTGTTTATTTGAATTAGGTACAGGCACCAGCCAAAAAGTATCTGGCGTTTTTTGTAAATAAACAGTGGGTGTCCCACCACGGTCACGCCAATCTGGGTAATTTAGTTCTAAACTTCTAGGGCTAATAGGATCTAAGTCATGTCCATCATAAGTAGCTAAAAGTATTTGATGTACATCAGTACCAGTAGGTTGGTCAAATTCATACTCATAAATACCTGATACTGTGGTAATCGGATCTAAGTCAAAAGTATAAGCTCTACTTTTTTCACAAAGTTCTATTGTAGCTGACCTAAGATTAGTTTCAATTAAGCTATCAGGGCAACCTGGAACATAAGGTAAAATATCTTTAATTAAAGAATCAAAACTAGCCATTGTTTCTCAGAGCCTCCGCTTGTGGTGCATTTGATTCTTGTAAGGCAACCCCAGTTCCTAAACTAACTTGAAAAGCGTTAAAGTAAGCACTGGCTTTTTGTATGCCTCCACTTGCTTCTGCATCTTTTAAATAAGCTTTATATAAAACATAATCTATTAAAGGATTTGCAAATATATCATCTACTTGTATTAAATCAGTAGCTGCTCCAATACTGGTTGGGTTTTTTGAGTATATTACTTCTACGTAAGCATTACCTGAAACTCCTGGATATACATAAAAAGTACGCGGGTCTCTTGGATCAAACATAAAATTTTTAACTTCAGTACCATGTGCTGCACTTCCAGTTGCAGCAGGGTTATGCCAGTCCGGGTCAACAGAATTAATTGCTTCAAATTCTGTTCTTCTTACTACTCTACCACCGGTAGCATCAGTAGCTGTGCCTGACATGTTTCTTACTACGTTTATTAAACGTAAACCATTACTTGGTATGGTTTGTTCGGTACCAGTTGTTAACTGAACGTTACTATGTAAAGCAGTTGAATCTGGTCTAAAATTTGCTACCTCTCTTTGTGCATCACTTAAATAATCAAACAACTCACCATCCGTCCAACGCACAGCAGTATTATCCTGAAGTATATTACGTACCCTGGATAAAATATGTTGTGCTTGTAACGTACCTGCCATTTACTTTTTCTTAGTTGGTTTCTTTTTAGTTTTTTCTATTACTTCATCAATAGTTGGCACTTTTACTTCAGTACAACCAGCTTGTAAACAAGCGTAAGCAATATACTCTGGAAATTCTCGTTCTTCTCCTGCGGCTAGTCTTACTGCATCACCAGTAGTTAAAGATACATATACATCTTCGCTAGCTTTTACTGTCATTCTTTTCATTTCTTTTTCTACCATTTAAAACTCCTGTTTCATAGAAAGAGGTGGTCCGAAGACCACCCCAATCTTAATTAAAATGCGCAATCTACTCTGATTACACCAAAGTCTTCATCCTGACCAGAAATGTCAGAATTATAGACTGGCTTTTT